GCTGTCGATGAAGCCGCAGGTGTTGACCACCACCACGTCGGCATCCTCGTAGGTAGGCACGACTTCATAGCCTTCCATGCGCAGCTGGGTCAGGATGCGCTCGGAATCGACCAGGGCCTTGGGGCACCCCAACGATATCATTCCTACACGCGGCGCTTTGTCTGTCATCATAGGATGATCCTCATCAGGGTTATATTTTGGGTAATGGCTAAAAACGGCGCGCGAGTATACAGCTATTTGCGGTTTTCCGATCCACGGCAAGCGACCGGCAGCAGTGCCGACCGTCAGCTGCAGTACGCCCAGAACTGGGCGGCCAGCAAGGGGCTTACCCTAGATGACACGCTTTCGTTACGGGATGAGGGGCTGTCTGCTTATCACGAACGGCACGTCAAGCAAGGCGCCCTGGGTGTGTTCCTGGAAGCGATCGAGAATGGGCGCATTGCGCACGGTTCTGTCCTGGTCGTGGAGGGCTTGGACCGACTGAGTCGCGCCGAGCCGATCCAGGCCCAAGCCCAGCTGGCTCAGATTATCAACGCCGGTATTACCGTGGTCACGGCCAGCGATGGTCGTGAGTACAACCGCGCTGGTCTGAAGGCCCAGCCAATGGACCTGGTCTATTCGCTGCTCGTCATGATTCGCGCACATGAGGAGTCAGACACCAAGAGTAAGCGTGTGAAAGCAGCCATCCGGCGCCAGTGCGAGGGGTGGCGGGCTGGTTCGTTCCGTGGGTTGATACGCAATGGCAAGGATCCTCAGTGGTTGCGCTGGACTGGTGAGGCCTGGGAGCTGATCCCGGAAAGGGTGGCGGCAGTTCAGCGAGCCTTGGCGCTGTACCGCCAGGGTATGGGAGCGGGCCGGGCCGCCAAATTGATGCACCAGGAAGGCCACGAACTGACCGACTGGGGGATATCAGGGCTGCAGATCTACCGGCTGATTAAACTGCCAGCGCTACGCGGGGTGAAGCGGTTAACGCTCGATGGAGAGGATTACGAGCTGGAGGATTACTACCCCCGGATCTTGTCGGATGTGGAGTGGGGCGAACTGCAGCACCTTGCTGGCCAGCGCCTTCGTCGTCGGGGGCATGGTGAGATACCGGGGATCGTGACCGGCATTGGTCTGGCGGTCTGCGGGTATTGCGGTACAGCTTTAGTCGCCCAGAACCTCATGAATCGACGGCGCGAGGACGGCACTCTTGCGGATGGCCACAGGCGTCTACATTGCACCTCCTACAGCAAGAACGGGGGGTGCTCTGCGGGTGGCAGCTGCAGCGTAGTGCCGATAGAGCGGGCGCTGCTCAAATTCTGCTCTGACCAGTTCAACCTGCAGCGGCTGCTGCAGGAAGGGGATGATGGGCGCGGTCTGCAGCACCAGCTGGTTGCTGCTCGAGCAGAGGTCGAGAAATTGTCGGGCCAACTGGCGAAGGTGACCGATGCTTTGCTGGCGGATGATAGCGGGGCGGCCCCACTTGCATTCGTTCGAAAGGCGCGTGAGCTTGAGCAGCTGCAGGGCGCAGCTGAGAGGAAAGTTAAAGACCTGGAGCACCAGGTGTCTGCGTTCTCGAGCATAGAGCGACCAGCGCACGCTGCGCGCTGGTCAGAGCTGGCCGATCAGGTGGAAGCTGGTGACCACGGGGCACGCGAGCAGGTTCGCCAGTTGGTCATGGATACGTTCGAGCGGATCGTTATCTACATGCGAGGCGTAGGGGCTGAAGATCGCTCTAGCCGCACCATCGATGTCCAGCTGTTTTCCCGCACTGGCCAGCACCGTGTGCTGCAAATCAATCGACGTACCGGTGCCTGGGTCGCTAGTGAGGACTGGGAATAGGTGATGGCCTATTGCCTTCCATTGGAGGTAAATTATACTGTATGTACGTACAGTGCTTATGGATCAGCTTATGCTTGCGTCTCCCAGATTCCCGCCTCCGTCGCCTACCCCAACCCGCTTTGATCAACTGACCCAACGCATACACCGTCAGGTGAACAGTTCGGCGGCCCAGGACCGGCGGCGGACGGTCATATCACGTATGCCCGGTGAACTGATGGACGACTGGGACAAGCTGCTCGACCAGTTGGAGATTGAGGAGAGTGTCAGGCTGACCCGCCTCGAGAGCGGCGCTATTCAGCTGTGTTGGACCAATCAGCACCGTTGACATAGGAGAAATATAGGAGTTCCTGTTGACTTGAAGTATGGGTATTCCTATATTTGATCTCGTTCCCTTACGAGGTCCCTCACATGACTACTCTTCTTCCCTTGCTTCGCCTCTCTCTGGCCAGCCGTCACGAGCTGGCCAGCCAGGTAACCCTCAGCGGTACCTATCACCACAACATTCATGACAGCACCACGTCCGCTGTGCGAGGTACGGTTCGTATTGCCATTGAACAATGCTGTGACGGTCTGACGGCTCGAGTGGAGTTGGGCGATTCCGTTAACAGCATTACCCTGGCCAAGCGTGAGGATAATGGCGGCCGACTGGCCGTGTTCATTGAGTCCGTGGCGAATGGTGTTTCGTTGCCTGCCGGCATCATCGAGATAGAAGAATACGACCTGGTCAGCGATCTCGAAGGAATGCTGCGCGATGCCGTGCGCGAGCGCCGAGGCACGTACTACCTGCCAGTAGACGGTGTTGAGGAGCTTGCCCTTCTGATTCGTCAGAGCAGCGCTGATCCCAAGCGAGTTGCGTTCCGTTTCGAGCTGGAAGGGGTAGGTCTAACCCTTCCAGCTTTGATGCCGAGCGATCGAGAGGTGGCCTATGAGCTGCTGAACGGTTGTGTGGCAGAACTTGTCGCCAACTACCGCACTGCTGCTTGAGGGGGCTTGATGACTATCCAAATCACGCTGCCTGGCAAAGCCCAGGCTCAGCTTGAAATCGCCCTCGGCCACTATCGAAAAGCCGTCGCTGAATTGGACGCTGCAATCAACTCGGGGGCGTGGGGGAAAGTTCCCAACCTCCAAGGCTGTCGTGACCTGCAGGCCCATACCATTGCCTTGATCGTTAATGCCAATTCTCCCACGCTCGTCGGGGAAGGGGTGCCAGCATGATCGGGATCCCTAAGACCGGCGCCCTCGAGCATGGCTGCATCAGTGCCAACGTGACCACGGGCTATCGCTTTACCACCGCTGACGGTCGACCCGCGCGCCTGGCGATCATTGACGACCAGGGCAACGTGGTCGAGGCCGGTGAGTCTGTAGCCCAGGAGGCCTGGAACGTCTGCATCGCGGTCATCAAGAACTTCAAGATCGGGCAGGGCCATATCGTGGTGCACAGCGCACCACCTGGTTCCCCCTCCGAAAGCGATCGGCGATCTGCCGGCGCGAAGCGTAGTCAGACGTCCCCAAAGCGATAACTCACCCATGTCTAAACAGCAGCGATTCAACAAGACCGAGATTCCTACTGACTGGGAAGAAGTCCGTCAGAACGCAGATCGCTACCTGTGGCTGCGTGAGCATGCGGTGAGGATTCAAGGCAGCGGGACCTGGTATCAGGGCGCGGCGTTAGACATCCGCGTTGATGTAGGGCGTGATCGCATGGCCAATCAGGCCAAGCAAGTTCTGGAGGGAAGGGTGCTGCTCAGGCATCAACCTGAATGAGAGAGTCCAGGACAGCGGTTGCAGCCGCTGTCCCGGCGGGACTGACCAACTTTTAGGGAATCAATCATGTCCGAACGTGACTATACCACGGTTCGTAGGATGAGCCTGCGCGAAGCAGTAGATCCAGCCAATCGGGAGAAGGTGATGGCCTACTTCATCCGCGAGTGCTCGCTGGTCGCCCTACATGGCTACTTGCGCTCGATCGGGGAGGCAGCAGGGTGACCTTCTGTTTGTCAGCGATGGCATTGACTGATGCGGAAGTCGCTGCAGTAGCTCGCCCAGGCGAGTCCTGGGCAAGCGCTCGCCGGCGTGCTGAGCGGTTGCGTGTGAGCGTGCGGTTGGGCATAGCTCCTGGCTGGACCGATGACGACCGATACGACTGCCCTTGCTGCAGGTACCAGAGTGTCGACCGCGACGCCTCAGCGCCGGCCGATGCCAACCAGGGGCAGGCAGTATATGCGAACGCACTTGAGGAGCAGTGGCAACGCGTTGTGGCGTATCGGCAGTTGAGCCCCCAGGACCAGCTGCGCCAATGGCTCGGGAAAAGAGGCAAGAACGTCTTGGCTGCGCCGGTGGTGCAGGAATCGTCACATACCGGTGATCTTGGCGTCGATCGCCCGGCCAACGATCTCCCAGTTGTCATCCAGGACGACGGTTTGGTACTCGGGGTTGAGCGGTACCAGGTAGCCAACACCAGCGTCCAGGACGTACTGCTTGAACGTGTGTTCACCTGTGCCGGTGTGGCGGGCAATGTAGAACTTGCCGCTGACGAGCTCGAAGCCCTCAGGACGGATGAGGATCGGCGTTCCCTCGGGAAAGCTAGGCGGGGTATCGGACGTCATTGACTTGCCCTTTACCGCCAGCCAGTAGCCACGGGGCCCGGCGTTCTCTGTGGATGTCAGCCATTCGTCTGCGATGCCCGTGGGATGGGATACCGATGACTCAGTGGCGCTCCCGGCCACTACCCAGGTAAGTAACGGGTATTCGCGTGCTTCCCGATGGGGCTGCAGCATGGGGGCAACGTTGGAAGGCTCTGCGGGGGGCAACATGGACCCCAACCCATTCTCGAGCCACAACGCATTCACGCCGCAGGCCTGGGCGATTCTGGCGTTGAACGACGTGCCTTTCGACTTCCCACGCTCAAGGTCTGAAACAGACGTTTGGGTAATCCCGATAGCGTCAGCAAGCTCGCCCTGGGTCAACTTTGCGTGCTGCCTGGCAGCTTTCAATCGGTCTTTGTATTCCATGTGCCGCACGATATGGGAGAGCCCATTTTCTTGCAAACGGGTATTCCTATGTGTAATCTTATGGGAATTCCCATTTTCAGGGCTTGCCATGAACATCTATCAATCTCTCGTAAAGCACTTCGGCACCCAGAGCGCCGTTGCAGACGCGCTGCATGTCAACCAGGGAACCGTCTCGGGGTGGGTACGTGGCAAGTATGGAATGGGCCCACTCTTGGCGCTGAAAGCAGAGGCGGCTACGCACGGAAAATTCAAAGCTGCTGACCTTTGCCCGTCGCTTAGAGGCGTCTCCAATCACCCCTGAGTACGGCCTTTTCGGCTAGTTCAGTGATCAAAGGTAGAAGTAGGCCTTCTGAATGAACACGTCCAACCCTCGACACCCGCTGGTGTCCCGCGACCAGGTACTGGTGGCGCACGCCGCCGACATGATCGCTCGCACCGGGTTCAGCCAAGACCACTTCGCCCAGGCGCTCAGTGGTCACCTGCATGACCTGGCCCCCGCCAAGGCGATCGCCAAGGACGTGCCGGACTTCCACGCACTCGCCCAGGGCAACGACACTGACGCCTTCCTCAAGGCCTCAGGCGCCTGGCTGCGCCGCGTCTCGCGCTGGCTGAGCGGCGAGGTGGACCTCCCCAGCTGGATCGAGGAGGCCTGGGTACAGGCGCTTGAGGACGAGTACCAGGATCGTTGCCTGAACGAGCTGGCAAGCCGGCACGGCCTGTCCGGTGCTCGAGCACTGCGCGGCGACGCCAACCCTGTTGGTGTATTCGGGCAGCTTGTGGCCCGTTTGGGCAGCACGGTGTCGTTGGGCAGCGAGATCCTGGCGGATGGCCGCATTGATGCCCAGGACCTGGCCAAGTTGCCCGAGTTTGTTGAGCGGCTGCGATCGGCAGAGGCGCGCTGCAGCGAGCTGCGCACCCGGGCCGAGGAAGTGTTGCTCGAGCAGTCGCAACAGCCCAGCCATAAGGCGAACGCCGCTCCGTGAGTTCGCCTCCCGATACAACCGCGCCGCAAGCAGCAGGCCGCTCGGGAAACGAGCGGCCTACTGCTGTCCGTCGTGTAGACCCGAAGAAGCCACACGCGGGCTTGCGCGCCCCGATTCGACCTCAGCGCTACGCGGCCCCGCGTAAGCTCTCTGCCGAGCAGATGAAGAAGCCTCTGATCCGTAAGGCGCTGTGGCGTCTGAGCCGCATCGGAGAGCTACGGGGGCGTTACCTGCGCGCCCTGGATACGATCCACGGCGGGCGTCGTACACGCTCCGAGAAGTTCGCAGCCTTGGCGCGGATCCCCGAGCAACTGCTGGTGCGCCTCGATCTCGCAACGGGGGTACTGGGCTGGCTCGATGTCGAGCAGGGGCAGTTCTTCCTGAACACTCAGTGCAGCATCGCCGAGGACAGCGGGGTTTCGCCGGCTGTACTCAACCGCCTTCTGCACAGCATGGAGAAAGCCGACTACGTCTACCGGCGGATAGAGAAGGTGCGCCTGGACGAGAAGGACGAGGCCGGGCTGAACCTGGTGCGCACCCGCGTCCTGGTGCGCTTCACCCAGAAGTTCTGGAAGGATCTCGGGCTTGAATACGAGTGGATCAAGGCCAAGAAGTCGGCCATCAAGAAGCGTGAACAGGAGCTACGAGAGGTTGGCCAGGCGCGCTCGACCCGCATCGAAAAGGCCTCTCTGGAAGCATTCCAGCGGCAAGTGAAACGCCATCAATGGCAGAAGAGCGAGGAGCGCAAAGCCGCGCTCCAGAAAGCGCCCGAGGCGCCACCCAGTGGGGCAGGGCCACCCACCCCTGATACACCCCAGCAGCGGCCTCCCACGGGCCCCACGGCAGTCACGAGTGCCATGGATCGCCTGCTCAACAAGGTCGCTGCCAAGAAGACCACGTAACACCCTCTATCGCACCCCTGCGAGGCCTGGCCGCACCAGGCGTTCACCATCCCCCCGTATTTCCTCCGCGCACAGCGGCCACAGGCTGGCCGGCATCGTCGTGCGCGATCATTTTTCCCCCAGGTTTACCCATGCCGCCGGCGGCCCCCCGGGGGCGCCGGCATGCTTTTGAATTAAATGGAATTTTATACCCCCACCAGTAACCGCGAAGCGTTAAAAATCAGAGGCTTACGAGTTGTTTGGACGATCGCATGTAGGGAACAAGATGATGCCTTCGCCCCAAGGGGCTCAGCTCGCTGCGCTCGATTCTTTACCTTCGCGGGCTGCTCGCCCGCACCCAGGCAGGGCAAGTGCCCTGCACCCAGCGCTTCCTCGCCTGCACGATGTGCTGGCGATCCAGCAGATCAAGAGCGGGTGATCAGGCGCGGCGGGTCGCGATCTTGCGTGGCGTGGTGCGCTCGCGGGCGGGCCTCGGCGGGGGCGCTTCGATCTTGGGGGCGGCGTTGACGCCCGATCGGCCGCTGCGCGGGTATCGCCGCGTCGAGAAGGTGGCTATCACCAACGATCTTGCAGGCGGCTTTCATGCCTGCGTTGCAGGCATCCGGCGGTGGGTTGACCATGGGGGATATGAAAAGTGCCCGCGTGGGGCACTTGAGGGCGGAGCGATCGGACGGGAGGGGTCAGGCGGCGGGGGAAATGCCCAGTTGCTGGAACAGTTCATGCTGCCGATCGGTCGGCAAGCTCCTGATGTGATCGAGGAGTAGGGTGGTCTGGCGCTGGGCCGGTGCGCGTAGCGTGTGCTTGAAGGTCAGTTCCGACACCCAGGTATGCCCACATTCCGCGTTCAAGCACTGGCAGTACAGTTTCACGTAGGCTCGGGTCGTCTCTTCACGCGAACTGATTCGGCCCTTATGGTCACACGCTGTGCAGTAAATCCTCATACGCCACTCCCCTGGATCCAATACTGTCATTATGCCGCTAAACAGGGCGGCGATCACTCAAATACTGTGTTTTTATGCAGTGTTTCCGGCGGTTTTTGCCGGATCGACCCAACCGATCTGCCGGTCTTCTCGCAGGTGTTCGTTGACCTGGTTGAACAGCTGGCAGATGGGCCGAATTTCGTTGCTGGTGTACACCCGATCAATCTTCTCGATGTCCCCGAAACCGCCGGTGGTTTCCGGGATGATGCCGGCCAGGGCTGGGTTCATCCGCCAGGCGGCGATGACGTCGTTCCGTGTGATGTTCTTGACCTTCTCCAGCTCGTCCTTGGCCTGAAAGTCGCCGATCGGGATGATTTTGATGGCGTTCTCGGCGCCACCAGGGATGTTCACGAACATCGATCGGAAGTTGCCCACGCCCTTGCTCGCGCTGATCTGGGCGCGCAGCTCGTTCTCGTCCTCCTCGGAGAGGTCCGGGTCGTTGGTGTAGAAGATGTAGCCGGCATGCGCGCCGTTGCTGTAGTAGCGCCGGCGGAAGAGAGTGGCGGCCTCGTTCAGCAGCAGCGCCTGCAGGCCGCCCAGATAGTCCGGGATCCCGTAGATGTTCTGCTCGACGTCGTAGTCCTTGATGTGGACGATCTCGTCCTGGTCGAAGTCCTCGAATTTGTTGTCCGGCAGCAGCATGCGATAGCCGCCCTTGACCTTCACCCGCATGTTTATGGCCATCAGGTGGTCCAGCTCCACCGTCTGCCCGAAGGCGTTCGGGATCCGGTAGAAATACGCCTCCCCGAAGACCATGTAGTCCAGCGCGGCCTTGGCCATGGTCTGTGCGCTGCAGCCCTGGGAGGCGATGAACTCACGCAGCATCAGGTTGCGCTTGAACTTTGGGATTGCGCCGTGGTGCGCGTTGGCGCGCAACAGCTTGGCCAGGCCTGCCCGCGACACCGGCGGCTTGTAGATCTCGCCGTCGTCGCTCGGGAACACGCCCAGGTACTCGCCGATGTTGCCGGTGAGCACCTGCTCGGGTTCTCCGAAGGTGAACATCCTGGTGGGCTGTTGCGACCGCGCCGGCGGCGCTGCCTTGCTGTTTCTGCGTCGTTTGGGCATTGGTTCCGCTCGTGAGGTAGCGGCTCCTGCGCCGCTTGTTGGTGTTCAGAGGCTCGTTGTAGAGGGCGTGCATGATCGACCAGGCGATATCGGCGTGGCCGGTGGCCTCGGTTCTGGACGCGCTGAACGTGATCTGCCCGCCGTTGGTGGTGCCGCGCTTGATCGTCAGGAAGGCCTGGGCGATATCGGTCCAGCCGGCGTCCCACTCGATTCGGCCCGCCTGGATGACGTCCTGGGCCTTGAGTACCAGCCTGGTTTTCGTCTCGAGGCTGTAGTGGATCTGCATCACCCGTGGGTAGAAGTCCTTGACCAGGTCGTAGACGCCATAGCCGACGCCGGTTGTATCGATGCCGATGTGCTGCACGTTGAAGCGCTCGGTGATCTTCTTGACCTGGGCGGCCTGGAACGTGAACGACTGTCCACGCCAGCTGTGCTTCTCCAGGATCCTGAACTTGCCGCCTGGGTCGTCCGGCGGGGCGACCACCACACACGTAGCGTCGTCCCGGGTTCGGCTCGGGTCGTAGCCGACCCAGACAGGGCGGTTGCCGAACGGCCGTGCATCGTCCGGGTTGAGGTCATCCCACAGCGAAAGGTCGGAGTAGGCGCGCTCCAGGTCCTTGAGGCCGAACGCACTCTGCGTGCTGTCGATGAACTTGCAGTAGAACAGCTGCTGGAAGCTGTCTTCGTCATACTCCTGTTGCAGCTGGTCGACGTCGAATAGGTCGCAGCCGCCGGCGATGGCATCGTCCAGGGTGATCGTCTTGCGCCATTGACCATCCGGGCACAGAGCGCCTTGGGTGTATGCCACCTCGCCCGGCCAGTCGTTGGCGGTCGGTTTGCCCCGCTTGCTGTTGCGGTAGGCCTCGCCGGTCCAGAACGGGTACGCCTGGTGCGATACGGCGCTGGGTGTCGAAAAGTAGGTCTTGCGCCACTTTTTGTGGGTGCCCATGGCACTGGCTACTTTGCTCAGCTTCTCGAAGTCGCGGATCCAGAAATATTCATCGACGTATACGTGGCCGTGGTAGCCCTGGGCGGTGCTGCTGTTCGTGGACAGGAAGCGCAGTTCGGCGCCGTTGCTGAGCGTGATCGGGTTGCCGGTCAGCTCGATGCCGAACCACTCCTGGGCGAACGACACGATGTAGCTGCGGAAAATCTCCGACTGGGCGCGGCTGGCCGACAAGAACACCTGGTTGTCGCCGGTCAGCACGGCGTCCATGAAGGCCTCGCCGGCGAAGTAGTAGGTCAGCCCGACCTGCCGGCTCTTGAGGATGTTGCGGATCCTGCAGGTGAGGGGATTGAGCTTGGCGGCGAACAGATCTTTCTGGTAGCCGTACATTTTGGAGATGAACTTGTCCAGGAAGTCCACCTCTGTCAGGCCGCTGATGTCATTCTTGGCCTTCTTCTCTTTGCGCTTGCCCCCTCGATCGCCCTTGTCGCCCTGATCTCGACGCTCACGGCGTTGCCCGCGCTGTTCGTCCAGGTCGGGATCAGCTGCAGCGTCATTCGCCGGCGCCGGCGGCCTGCTCGATTGCTTGAGCAGGCGCTCGCGCACCGTGGTCAGGCGCTCCAGTTCGTCCAGCTCGCCCTTCGTCAAAGGGTCCGTCTTATCCAGGATGAGCGTGATCCGCCGGCTCACTGCAGTGACCGGTTCCTCATCCGTCAGCATCTCGTCCCACGACCCCTGGCGGATCCAGTAGTAAATGATCCGCACGTTGGGCAGCTTCAAATGAGCCTGGATTTCCTTCACCGATGCCCGGCGCAGGTAGAGGCGTTTGGCGGCCTCTTTGACTTCGATGGAGTAGTTCATGGGCCGCAGTCTATGCGGCGATCCGCGCCGAAACGCCCGGAAAAACTTCGCGTTTCTCCTAGATTTTCAAGATAGGAAAAGGCCGGAAGTAAAGCGGTTGGCCGGGCTTTTTTTGGTGCCTATGGTGGGGGCCTCTGACCCCGTCGATCACCGCCGAGCACCCTCCCAACCATGCCACGCTCCCTTGTCTCATTCTGGAAACGTGTAGCTGTCAGCGGTAAGACCGCCGACGGTCGCGTTATCTCGGCCCAGGACCTGCGGGATATTGCCGAGACCTACAAACCCTCGTTTTACACCGCAGTCATCTGGTGCGATCACGAGCGTTGGCCCGGCTCTCACGGCACCGTGTACGCCGTGCGCCTCGTTGAGGAGGATGACGACCTACAGCCTGGCGAATTGGCGCTTGAGGCGCAGCTGAAACCAAATGATCAGCTTCTCTACCTGAACGATCGTGGCCAGAAGCTGTTCAGCAGCATCGAAATCACCCCGGATTTCCGTGGTACCGGCAAGGCCTATCTGACTGGCCTCGGCGTCACTGACGAGCCCGCCAGTGTTGGTACCCAGGAGCTCTACTTTTCCAAGCGCTCCAACAAGACCTCCTACTACGCCGGATCAGTCGCCATGGGGGCGTTCGATGACAGCCAACCTCAGGGTGAAGCCAGCAAGCTCATCACCATGCTGACGAAAATTTTCAGCCGCTTCGCGTCCGGCGATACCGCCACCGAAACCGAACCCACCACCACCGAGAGCAAACCCCCAATGGATGAAGCTACCGCAACGGCCTTGAAGGCCCTGCTGGCTCAGCTGCTCGTCGTCGCCGCCGGCATTCAGGCAGTGATCGAGCCCGCCGCCGAGGATGCACCAGAGCCTGAGCAGGCTCCGATCGATGACGTCCAGTCCGCGGTTGACGACATCGTCACTACCGCCGAGGAGCAGCGCGAGTACGCCCGCAACGGCGGCGCCGGCAACAAGGCTGTGCTGAAAGCCCTGGCGGGCCTGCAGCAGCAGTTCACCGCCCTGCAGAACACCCCGGCCGGTCGTAACCTGCCGCGCACTTCAGCGCCGGTGCCAACCCCGAAAAAGCGGGTGTTCTGACATGGCCCGTAACCTGAGCGCCTACGGCGCGGAAATGTTCGCCAATCTGCAGTTGGCCATGGCCGAGAGCTATGGCGTTAACCTGGTCAGCACGCAGTTCAGTGTAGAGCCGTCGATCACCCAGGAGCTGAATGACGCGATCACCGCGAAGTCGGACTTCCTGGAGCGGATCAACGTCGTTCCGGTGACCGAGATCAAGGGCGAAAAGGTCTTCATCGGTACCAATGGCCCGGTGACTGGCCGCACCAACACCAAGACCACCGATCGTGAGGCCAAGGATGCCTCCGGTTTGGACAACAACCAGTACGAGCTGCACGACACTCAGTCCGATGTGGGCCTGCCGTACGCCAAGATCGATGCCTGGGCCAAGTTCCCGGACTTCCATCAGCGCTACTCTGCCGCCGTACAAAAGCAGATCGCCCTGGACCGCATCATGATCGGCTTCCACGGTACCCACGTGGCCATCGATACCGATATCACCCAGTACCCGCTGCTCCAGGACGTGAACATCGGCTGGCTGCAGATCTTGCGCACCCAGGCGCCGCACCAGGTGGTGGCCCAAGGCAAGGTGGCCGGCAAGATCGTCATTGGCGCCGATGGCGACTACGCGAACCTCGACGCCGCAGTGCATGACGCCAAGCAGTTGGTGGATGAGCGTCTGCGGGAGAACGGCGACCTGGTGGCCATCATCGGTTCCGACCTGCTGGCAGCTGACAAGGCGAAGCTGTACAGCAAGCAGGCTGATACCCCGACCGAGAAAGAGCGCATCGAGTTGGCCCAGGTGATCGCCACCTATGGCGGCTTGGCGGCTTACAGCGTGCCGAACTTCCCTGTGGACGCGATCCTGGTCACCAGCTTCGACAACCTGTCGATCTACTACCAGGACACCAGCTGGCGTAAGCAGACCGTCGACAATCCGAAGCGCTCCCGTGTCGAGGACTACAACAGCCGCAACGAGGGCTATGTGGTCGAGCAGCTGGAGAAGGCCGGCCTGATGGAGAACATCGAGGTGGCCAAGTGAGCCTGGCCCTGGCGCACAAGCGCCGGACCCTTGCCATGGGCGCTGCTGCAGTGACTGCTGCAGCGACCGCCGCCACGCTGGCGTACTCGCCGGCCGAGGCGCTGAGCAGCCCTGCGAACGCTCGCAAGCACCTGGCGCTGATGCTTGCTGGACTGGATGAGGACCTGGCTCGCTTGAGCGATATCAAGGCCTTGACCACCAAGCAGGACCTCAAGCGCAACGAGCTACTGCCCAAGTACCAGGAGTACATCGATCGCTACTTGGCGTCCGGCCAGGTGTACCAGAACCGCGTCATGGTCATGGTCATGGTGTGGCTGTTCGATACCGCGCAATTCGAGGACGCCCTGGCGCTGGCAGACATCGCCATCGAGCAGGGACAGGAAATGCCGGAGCGCTTCAAGCGCGACATCCCGACCTTTGTTGCCGACGCCGTGTGCGCATGGGCCTACGACGAGCACCAGGCCGGTCGCAGCCCCGAACCGTACCTGTCCGAGCTGCTGCCGCGTGTGGACGGTGAGTGGGACCTGCCGGAGCAGATCCCGGCCAAGTACCACAAGCTGATCGGCATTCGTGCCCTGGAAGCCAAAGAGTGGGCGACCGCGATCAAGCATCTGGAGCGCGCCGCCGAGCTGTATCCGAAGGTCGGGGTGAGTACCCGCATCGATAACGCTCACAAGGCCTTGGCCAAGCTACAGCCGGCGCCTGTGGTGCCGGCGGCCAACACCCCGTAACCGACTACCCCCCCAGCGGGAACCCGTGAAACGAGTCGGCCATTTATGGCCCGCCCCGTGGCAACGGTGTTTCCCGCCCTTTTCGAGTGGCCAGCAATGAGCTTTTCAGGCAAACCCACCACGGTCGTAGACCAGTCCATCGAGAACAACGGCTTCTGGCCGGACCTCTCGCTGGCTGAATACCAGAAGGCTTACCGCCTGCCGGGTGAGTACCTGAGCGAGGTGCTGGTCACTCAACTTGAACTGGCCATGGGCGATGTGAACAGCGACCTGGCCCGTCTGATGGCCAGTTGGCAAAGCCTTGGGATCACCGAGGTAGCCACCGCTGACCCGCTGCTCCTGCAGGCGCGGGCCTACAAAGTGAAGCTGTACAAGCGCGCCGTGTACTGCCGGGCCAAGGCCACTGCCCTGACCGACTTTGCGACCGTTACCCGTCGCGAGGTGGCCGAGAACACCGGCAAGGAAGCCCCAGAGCGTGCCGATACCTTCCTGGCCTTCAGCCAGTCCGCTGTCCGTGCCCTGCAGGGCCGCAGCCGCATCACGGCGGCATTGCTGTGAACCTGCTGCGCGCCCTGACGGCGTACCTACAGGAGCAGAACCTGGTGCTGCCTGAGCAACTGGACAGTTGGGTCGACCAGGTGAACCTGGACCTGATCTGGAAGCCCACCGGCAACGGCGGCATGCACATGGGCGACATGCGCTATCGCGCTGTGCTCGTCCTAGAGCGCTTCGCCGGTAACCCCGCGCTGCTCATGGCCCTGGTCGGCTCGTGGTTGGAGTCGAACGACCCCGACCGCGACGACGATATGCCGGTACCGGCCTTTGCCGTCGAGCCCCTGGACAACGATCTGTTCGACGTAGAACTGACCATCGAGTTCGAGGAAGGGCAGCACCTGGTCGAGGATCCGAACGGTCAAATCGAGTCTGGCGGCAAGAAGTACGGCCTGGGCCAGGCCGAGCTGTGGGTGGCAGAACAGGGCGAGGTGGCGCATGGCGCGTAGCTCCCTCGACCTGGACGTGCGCGGCCTGCTCGATGCACAGGCCCAGCTAGATCTGCTGGTACTGCCGCCCAAGCTGCGCCGGCGCCTGCTCAACCGCCTGGGCACCCGTGCCCGAAGCCTGAGCCGCAAGCGCATTCGCAACCAGCAGAACCTGGACGGCTCGCCATTCGCCCCGCGTCGCAATGCTGACGCTGGCAAGAAGAAGATGGAGGCAGGCCTGGGCAAGCTGCTGCAGGTCACCCGCGTGGATGCCGACGAGGCAGTCCTGGGCTGGAAGAACAACCTGACCAGTTGGGTGGCCTCCCAGCAGCACAACGGCGTATCCGAACGCCGCACCGCGCAGCAGATGCGTCGCTGGAACCGCGTCGAAGAGGGCGCCAAGAGCACCGACAAGCAGGCCAAGCGGCTGCGCCGACTGGGTTTTCGCGTGCGCCAGGCCGGCAAGAAGCGGCTGAGCCGTCCCCCAGTGTCATGGATCCTCGAAAACGTCAGCTACATGCAGGCCGGCGTGCTGATCCGGGTGCTGGACGAGGAACGCGGCGAGTCCACCGGCGCGCAGAGCTGGGAAATCAAGCTGCCCAAGCGGCAGTTCCTGGGCGCTGGCAACGAGCAGGAGAACCGCGACCTGCTCAACCTCCTGCTTGATCAAATCATCAACTCACCCCGTTAACGAGGCATCGCATGGCACTCGGCAAAGTCAGCGTGAACAATCTCAACCTCGGCCAGGGTGCCGTGACCGAGATCGAGCGCTATTTCCTTTTCATCGGCCCCGCCGGCAAGAACGTCGGGCAGCTGCTGCAGCTCAACACTGACAGCGACTTGGACGCCATGCTGGGTGTGCCGGCAAGCGACCTGAAAACCCAGGTGACCGCCGCCCGCCTGAATGGTGGCGATCGCTGGGCCTGCCTGGTGGCGCCGATCGGCGGCGAGAACACCTGGCAGAGCGCGCTGGAGAAGGCCCAACAGCAAGGCTACTCCGTGGAAGCGGTCGTGATTACCACCCCAGTCACCGCCGGCGCCGAGCTGTCCGCAATGCACGACGCGGCCACCTCGGTCATCAACACCTACGGGCGTCGATTGTTCGTCATGGCCGCTACTGTCGGCATCACCGCCGCACAGACCTGGTCGGAGTACGCCGCCGCGCAGAAAGCGATCACTAAGGACCTGGTGGCGCCGCGTGTCCTGGTTGTGCCCCAGTTGCACGGCAACGACCTGGGCGTGCTGGCCGGGCGCCTGGCGAACGCTGCCGTCAGCATCGCTGACAGCCCCATGCGTGTGGCCACTGGCGCCGTTCTAGGCCTCGGCGCGGTGCCGAAGGATAAGGAAGGCATCCCGCTACCGTCTGCCATCCGCGCCGCCCTGGACGCCGACCGGCTCTCGGTTTCGCAGACCTACCCAGACTATCCAGGCGTTTACTGGGGCGATGGCAACATGCTCGACGCTCCGGGCAGCGACTACCTGGTGATCGAATACCTGCGCCTGGCGGACAAGGCGGCCCGACAGATCCGCCCGTTGCTGATCCGCCGCGTGGGCGATCGCCGCCTGAACAACAGCCCGGCCAGCATGGCCGCAGCGGTCACCGCCTTCATGAAGCCGCTGCGTGTTATGGCCAAGGCCACCACCTTCGCCGGCGAGCAGTTCCCGGGCGAGATCGAGCAGCCCAAGGACGGCGACATCGTCCTGACCTGGGTCACCAAGACCCGGGTGGAGGTGTACATCAAGCTCACCCCGCTGAACTGCCCGAAAGACCTCACCGCCAACATCGCACTCGACCTTTCGAACGAGTAAGGAGCCCGTATGTCCCGCATTGGCGGCAAGAACTTCGATATCGCCCTGGGCGACCTGCAGGTGCACGTCGAGTCCTGCACCCTGGATATCACCGACAACAGCGCCGTGGCGCAAACCCGGGGCGTGCCTGATGGCTATGTCGACGGCGACGTGACGGCCAGCGGTGAATTCGAGTTCGACAGCATGAACTTCAACCTGCTGATTGAGGCCGCCCGCACTGCCGGCAGCTTCCGCCAGCTGAGCGTCTTCGACACCGTGTTTTTCGGCTCTGCAGGTGACCAGGAGCTGAAGGTGGAGGCCTTCGGCTGCCGCCTCAAGGTTTCCAGCCTGCTCAGCGTCGACCCCAAGGGCGGCGAGAAGTCCAAGCACAAGGTGCCGTTCGACGTCACCAGCCCGGATTTCATCCACATCAACGGCGTGCCGTACCTGGCAGCGTCCGAGATCGAGGGCCTGAGCTGATGGTTTGCCCGTTCGATCGCGCCCAAGCCCTGGAACAGCGTCAGCGTGACCAGGCGATCGCCGCCGCCCTGGCCAACGCGCCGTCGAGCGGGGCGAGCCTGACCCATTGCGAGGACTGCGACAGCGAGATCCCCGAGGCGCGCCGCGCCTTGGGCGGGAAGACGCGCTGTGTGCCCTGCCAATCCCTTTTCGAGCGTGCCCCACGATGACCACACGCACCCTGCCAAGACCCAAGGTCGAGATCCGTCTGGCCCTGCTCGAGCAGCGCCTGGACGCCCTGGCCAGCCACAATGAATCCGTGCCCGGGCGGGTGACCCGCCTCGAGGGCGAATTCGAGCACATGGCCACCCAGCTGACCGCGCTCAACGATGGCCAGCGGCAGCTGACCGCCACGGTGGCTGATCTCGGCACCAAGGTCACCCGGATGATCGCCATGCTGACCGTCCTGGGCGTTGTGGCCCAACTGGTTGCGCCGGCGCTACTGCGCATGGTGTTCCCATGAGCCTGCGCAATCGGATTATCGCCGGCACCCTCGGCCTGGTCCTGGGCAGCAGCACGCTGATGGCGTTTCTGGGCAAGTGGGAAGGCGAGGGCCAGAACGTGGTCTACGCCGATAAGCTGGCACGGGGCCTGCCGACTGTATGCATGGGAGTCACCCGCCATACCAGCCCTTACCCGGTGATCGTGGGCGACTACTGGTCCCCCGAGCGCTGCGCCGAGGTGGAAAAGCTGGTGGTTGAGAAGGGCCAACTTGCCCTGGCCGACTGCCTGACCAACCCCAACATCACCCAGGACACGTTCGACGCCCTGAGCAGCCACGGCCACAACGTCGGCGTGCCGTCGACCTGCGCGAGCCGCGCCGTGGGGCTCATCAACGCCGGGCGCATCAAGGAAGGCTGCCGGGCGCTGGCTTGGGGCGCCGATGGCCGCCCGGTCTGGGCGTACGTCACCGATGCCAAGGGCAACAAGCGGTTCGTGCCCGGGTTACATGCTCGCCGGCTCGAGGAGGCGCAGCTATGCGCCGCCTGATCCTGCAGGTCCTGGGTGCCTTGCTGCTGGCCGGCGCTACCTGGTTGCTGTTCGACCGGGTCCTGGAGCAGCGCGACACCGCCCGATCAGAGCGCGACCAGGCCCAGGACGAGGCGGCAGGCCTGCGCGAAGCCGCCCGTATCACCGGAGAGCGGCTGGCCCAAGCCGCCGTCCTGGACAGCAAACACACCCAGGAGCTGAGCAATGTGCTCAAGAACAACCAGGATCTGCAGCGCGCTGTTGATCTTCGCGATCAGCGGCTGCTCGTCAAAGCCAGCTGCCCCAACGCCGCAGTGCGCACCGATTCCGCCGGCACCGGCGTGGCTGATGCAGGAACCGCCGAACTCGCAGCAGACGCTCGACCGGATTATTTCACCCTCCGCGATCAGCTCGCCCTAAGCCGGCAAATGATCCTCGGCCTGCAGGAGCGCGAACGCAGCTTCTGCACCAACACCCCAACCACTACTGGAGCCACACCATGACCGACCGCCGCGAGATCACCCTGGAGCTGGGCGAACAGGAATTCACCTTCACCCTGACCCCGGCTGACGTGACCAAGTACTTCAACAGCATGACCCAGAACAACAAGGTCGCGCCGGCCAATAACCTGCTGGTCACCACCGTTAGCCAGGAACAGCGCGCCATCCTGAAACCACGGCTTGGGAACCCGGTGATGGTCATGCAGCTGGCCGGCGCGCTTATGGAGGAGTACGCCCCCAACGTTGAAGTGATCGTAAAAAAGTCCTCGAGCACGCCGACCGCCTGACGGAAAACGGGCTGGGCCAGCTGCTGGCCCTCACCAATCGCTGGCTGCCTGGTGCAGAGCCCTCGATCGAGAACATGGGCCTGGCCAAGTGGCTGGATGACGAACACTGGAGACGCATGGAGATCGCTGTGGCCAACGGCATCGCCCACGCCCTCAACGGATAACCCCCCATGGCTGATCGCTCCTCCCGCCTGGACTTCATCCTGGCCCTGACCGACAAGGTCACCGCGCCGCTCGGCAAGGTGAAGACGTCGTTCTCCGACCTCGCCGAAAAGAGCCAGGAGAACTTCAAACAGATGGGCATCGGCCTGGCCGGCATGGCCGGCAGCTTTATGGCCATCAATGCCTCGCTGGAACCCGCGTTGGAGATGAACCGCTCCCTGGGCGACGTCCGATCGCTTGGTGTGGCCGAGAACGCTCTGGAGTCGCTGAACGCAAAGGCCCTAGAGTTTTCGGTGGCGTATGGGGAGAACGCGCAGGAGTTCGTCGCCTCGGCGTACAAGATCCAGGGCGCGGTCGAAGGCCTGGCCGGCACCCAGCTGGCCACTTTCACCAACACCAGCGCCGTGCTGGCCAAGGCCACCAAGGCCGACAAGGAAGTGATGAGCGAGTACGTCGGTACGCTCTACAACCTGCAGAAGCAGCAAGCCGACGCCATGGGCGCAAACCAGTGGGTCGAGAGGTTGGGCGGGCAGACAGCGCTGGCCACTCAGCTATTCCGTACTTCCGGTGAAGCCATGAAGGACGCCTTCAAGGAGGCCGGCGCGATCGCCACGGCCTCCGGCGTCGACCTGGCCGAACAGATGGCGGTGATCGGCACCCTCTCGTCAACCATGGAAGGCGGTGACGCCGGCGGGCGCTACAAGGCGTTCTTCGAGAACATCGCCAACGCCGGCGACAAACTGGGGATGAAGTTCACCGACGCCAATGGCAAGGCCCTGCCGATGCTCGACATCCTGGGCAAGCTTGAGGGCAAGTACGGCGATCTCAAGGGCGCGGCGGCAAACACCAAGCTGGTGGAGGCCTTCGGCGGCGAGGGCGCACAGGTGATCGGCGCCCTGGCCGCAGATACCGGACGGCTGCGCAACGGCATCGAGCAGCTGGGCAAGGTGCACGGCCTTGAGCAAGCCGAGCGCATGGCCAAGGCCATGGTGGACCCGTGGCAACAATTCGGCGCCGCTGTACAAGCGCTGCGCATCGCCTTCGGCCAATCGCTGATTCCCGTCCTCACCCCACTGATGGACCGTCTGGTCGGCATTGCCGGCACGCTGACCCGCTGGACCCAGTTGTTCCCCAACATCACCCGCGTGATCGGGTTCGCTACGCTGGCTATCCTCGGCATGGCTGCCGGCATGGGCTTGCTCACCTTTGCGGTAGGCCTGGGCCGGTCGACCTGGTTGTCTCTGGTCACGATCTGGAAAGTGCTGACCTGGACCGGCTGGAAGAGCATCGCCATGTTCCTCTACCACACCGTGATGATCACGTTGTTCGTGGCCGGCATGGTCGCCATGTACACCTGGATGGGCCTTGTGCGCGTGGCGATGCTCGCCTGGCAAGGCGTGATCTGGCTGGTGAACGCGGCGCTGAGTGCGAACCCGGTCGGACTGATCGTGATCGGCATCGCCGCGCTGATCGCCCTGGTGGTTGCGGCAGTTGCGTACTGGGACGAATGGACCACGGCCCTCGTGAACACCGCCGCGTTTCAGTGGATCAGCGAGCAGCTGCAGGCCCTCTCGGCATGGTTCGACACCATGGGCGGCTGGTCCGGCATTGCCAAAGCCGCCTGGGACGGCATCGTCTCGATCTTCCAGAACGCAATCAATGGCCTGATCGAACTCATCAACAAAATCCCCGGCGTGAACATCGAAACCCGCCTCGGTGACATGCCGACGATACCTGGTGCCGACCAGGCGGCAATGGCTGGTGAGACCGCCAGCGTCTCGCAGAACGCCCAGCAAGCTCTCAGCGCCTCGGTACCAAGCCTTGCGCCGGCGAGGCCCAACGCCGTGCCCAAAGGCGGGCTGTTGACCAGCATCCAGAACACCAGCAACCAGACCAACACCGGCAACAAGGTGGAGAACGTGAACATCTACAACAGCCAGCCCATGGACGCTCAGCGCCTGGAAGGCATGCTCGAAATGGCGGTGGGTTGATGGACGGCCAGTACATCGACCTGCTTATCCAGGACAACGACTTGGTGCTGGACCTGGCCCGTCAGCCTGAGCCAATTCAGGACCGGGCCAGCATCGCCCAGGACATCGCCCACATGATCCGCGACAGCGGCCTGCTGGTCACCTTGGTGGCCGAGCGTGACAGCTTACGCCGGCGCGACTGCATCCAGCAGCTGGAACTGCTGGTGGAGAACGACGAGCGCCTGGTACCGGGTACTGCGCAGATCATCGAGCAACAGAGCGGCGTGTACCTGGTCACCGCTACCACGCTCGAGTTCGGCATGGTTGAAGTCAGCGGGGTGTCGGCATGAGCGACGTCGATTTCCAGCAGGCGCTGGCCGACGCCGGCATTCCGACCACCGAGGCGGGCCTGCGCCAAGCCTGGGAGGCGGAAGTGGCCGCCCAGGGCAGCAAACTGAGCAACACCAGCGCCTACTCGCCGTTCTGGCGGGTGGTTACCGCCCTGGTGACCAAGCCAGTGCTGTGGCTACTTGGCTTTGTCAGCGGTACCGTGCTGCCCAACTTCTTCGTCAAAACAGCGACCGGTAGCTGGCTGGACATGCTGGCCTGGGCGGTGGACGTCACGCGCAAAGGTGCGACCAAGGCCACTGGCGTGATCCAGTTCACCCGCAACGCACCGGGCGGCACGCTGGTGGTGCCTGCCGGCACCGTGGTCCAGTCGCCGGCGATCAACGGGCGCGTCTACCAGCTGGTGACCACCGCAGAAGGCCAGTTCAGCGACGGCCTGATGCAGTTGGACATCCCAGTCGAGGCCGTCGAGGCTGGGTCTGGGTTCAACCTGGCCCCGGGTTACTACGCGATTCTGCCGGTGCCGGTCCAGGGCATCGCCCAGGTGGCCAACGGTGAAAGCTGGCTGGCCACCCCAGGCGCGGATCCTGAACCCGACGAAGAGCTGCGTCTGCGCACCCGCAACCAGTTCAGTGCCGTCAACCAGTACCACACCGACGCCGTCTACCGCGCCATGATCTCGGCCTTCCCGGGCGTGCGTCCCGATGGCGTTTACTTTCAACATGGCGCACCGCGTGGCCCAGGCAGCGCCAACGCCTATGTGCTGTTCGACGCCGGCGTGCCGGCGGATACCTACCTGGCGCAGATCAATGCCCACATCCGCGACGATGGCAACCACGGCCACGGCGACGACTTGCTGGTGATGGTCATGCCCGAGACGTTCCACGACCTGGTGGTGCAGCTGTGGCCTCGTTCCACCTTAACTTCCGAGCAGCGCAACAAGCTTGAGGCGGATGTGGGCCAGTTCATCCGCGCCGCATTCCGGGAAAACAGCGAGTACACGGCCACACTGACCTACCCACAGGCGCGGTTCTCCTTCAGCCGCCTGGGCGAGGAGTTGCATCAGCAGTTCGCCGGCATTGAGTCGTTGCACTTCGAGAACGCCGACATCGTGTCGGAGCTGAGCATTCCGCGCATTCGGACGCTGCAGGTGGTGCCCCGTGATTAAGCTCGATCTGAAATTCTGGCTCGCCGGCACCGAGCTGACCAAGCTCAAGCTGGCCGCGCAATCCTGGTGGGAAAAGGTCGAAGGCTGGCTGCGCTGGCCGCTCCTGCAGCTCGACGCCGAGACCTGCCACCTGACCATCCTGGACCTGCTGGCCTGGCAGCGGGACATCAACCGCTTCAAGGGTGAGCCCGAGTCGCTGTACCGGCTCCGGGTCAAGCACGCCTTCGTCAACGCAGTGGACGCCGGCAGCACCGCCGGCATGAAGCGGATCCTGGTGCGCCTGGGCGTCGGCTATGTAGAGATCGAGGAGCGCAAGCCAGACCGGGACTGGGACGTGGTCCTGCTCAAGCTCAGCAACAACCAGCTGGCCGACAACCCGGAGCTGCTGCGCGTTTTGATCCAGCAATACGGTCGCACCTGCCGCCGCTACGACTTCGTGACTATCACCCCCGTGACCATGGGCGTAGCCCTGGTGCACTTCAACGACGACCAGCAGACGCTCGTCGCACGCCTGTAGGAACTCCCAATGGCAAGCATCACCCTTGCAGGCGAAAGCCTGATTGCACAAAAGCAGGCCGCGCAGCAGGCCCTGGTTATCAAGCGATTCATCTTCGCCAACGTTCCCGGGCTGGACCCGGCGGCAGCGGTCAACCGAGCCGCACCTAAGCCCGTGGCCGCGCAGATCGTGTACACGGCCAACATCGCCAGTGGTAATGCCGGGTACGTGAACCCGAACCAGGTCGTGTACAGCCTGCAGGTGGGCTCGGACGTAGGGGACTGGGATTTCAACTGGATCGGCCTGGAGTCGGCCGAGGGCGTGCTGTTCGCCGTGGCCTACGTGCCCCTGCAGCAGAAGCGCCGCAACAACCCGCCGCTGCAGGTGGGCAACAACATAACCCGCAATTTCCTGGTTGTGTTCGACGGCGCGCAGTCTCTCACCGGGATCACCATCGACGCGAAGACCTGGCAGCACGACTTCACCGTCCGGCTCGCCGGCATCGACGAGCGCGAGCGGCAGAGTAACCGCGACCTCTTCGGTCGTGCCTGCTTCTTTGGCAGCGCCCTGCAGGTCGAGAGGGCAGGCGGGCTCTATCAACTGAAAGCCGGTACCGCGTACATCGAGGGGATCCGGATTGCCCGGACGTCAGCGCTCGCCTTCACTCAGCCGGGTGGATACCCAACTGGTGTCTGGGTCGACGTATCGCTGGCCCGAGACGGCAACGACATGGTGGCCAACGTCGTTCCTCTATATGGGTCAGCGGCGAACAGGGTGGACTACACCGACAGCGCCGGAGTGAAGCACTACCTGGTGCAGCTCGCAGACCTGACCAACGCCGACACCATCGTTGATCGCCGGCCATCCGAGCCGGTCACCGGGGCGCTGGTGACGCACTTTGCTGCCCGCACTGGGGACTATCCCGGGCTGCGTGCCCGGGCTACGACAAAGGACGACGTGCAACTGAGCAACATCCCGAACGCCATCAGCGACGACGAAGCCACCAACAGCACCGCGATCCTGGCCACTACCAAGGCGGTCAAGAGTGCCACGACGCTGCTTTGGAACGCCCTCGCGAACATCGTCGCTGGCGATACCGCCGTCGGACGTGCTGTGAAGCTGGCCACCGCCCGGGTTATCACGTTGACCGGCGCCGTCACTGGCTCTGTGTCATTCGACGGCTCGGGAAATGTGAGCTTGGCCACCACCGCCACCCAAGCCACGGAGGCAGTGGCCGGCGGTGCAAAGGTCGCAACCAACGCACAAACGGCGGATGGTACTGACGACACGACGTTCGTCAGCCCGAAGAAGCTGCGCTGGGGGCTTTCCGCGAGCTTTCTGGCCTCGGGATACCTGCTACTGCCCAGCTGGCTCGGCGGCTTCATCTTTCAATGGGGGCGGATCAACGGCATCACCCACACCGCCGAGATCACCCGGGACATCACCTACCCGATCGCCTTCACCACCACGCTCCTGGGCCTACACCCGACCGTGATCTGCAACCAGCACTGGGCGGCGCAGATCACCGTCTACGTGGGCAACGAGACGCTGCAGGGCGCGCGGCTCTACATCGACAAGGACAGCGCCGAGACATCGACCATCGGCCTGTTCTGGTTCGCCATCGGAAAGTGAGGTAAGTCATGCAGTTCTTCTATTCGCGTTCCACCGGCGGCCTGTACCTGGACGGCGTCCACGGCGACGGTATCCCTGTCGACGCCGTGGCGATCAGCAAGACCCAGCACACCGAGCTGCTCCAGGGCGAAGCTGCCGGTCGGAAGATCGTCAGCGACGCCGCCGGCGTCCCGTTCCTGACCGATCTGCCGCCATCAGCCTCGCATGTGTGGGTCAACGGCGCCTGGATTCTTGAGCCAAGCGGCCTGTATGAGCTGAAGCGCAGCGAGATCAACGCCGCGTGCGAACAAGCCATCATCGCCGGGTTCACCTCCTCGGCGCTCGGCGATAGCTATCGATACGACAGCGCAGTGGAGGATCAACTGAACCTGCAGAGCTGGGTCATTCGCAAGCAGGACACGGAGTATCCATGCGCAGGCCAGGACGGCATCGTCCGGTTCCGACCGCACACTGCAGCGCAGTTGCAGCGGGTCAGCGACGATTTCACCGTCTTCAGGCACGCTCTGCTGCTCCGGGCCAATGAACTCAAGGGCCAGCTGGAAGAGGCCCTGGCGATCGGCGACGCCGGCGCTATCGAGGCGATCGCCTGGAGTGAACCATGACCTGGTCGCCGATCACAATGCGCTGGCCAGCGCAGTCCACCAGTTGGCTCGGCGACCTGGACGCAGCGAAAGCCCTGGCTGCTACCGAGCTGGCCAGCACCGGCCAGCGGCTCAGCGGTCTGGCAGACATCGCCACCACTGCGCCAGGCCCAGTTGGCGAAGCCGCCCAAGGCGCGGTGGCAGCCGGGCACAGTGCTCTGGCCGCCCAGCTCGGTCAGGTGCCGGCCTGCCTGGCGGTCACGCCGTTCCAGAGCGGTATTGGCCAGGGCCGGGGCCATCAAAAGTACCTGTCGGCGCCGAACCTCCTGCAGCAGCTGGCCAGCAAGCTGACCGACGCGGGCGACAGCGCCCGGCCTGCCGGCGAGCAATACGCCCTGGCGGTGATGTTCCTGGGCACCCGATACGACCAGTTCGCCGACACCCTGGGGCGCTTCAATGCGCTGCTGCCAATCCCCGACCTGGTGCGCACCGAACGGCGCGCCCGGCACCTGTCCACGCTCGAGCAGGAAAAGTGGGTGATCCCCAGCGCCGGCGCACTCCCGCGTTGGGGCGCCCTGCCGCTTGAGCGCTGCACCGTGGTGAAAGTGGCCAAGCAGTCGATGGCCGGGCAGATCGCCGCGCTGGAGAGCTACGCCGACAGCTCACCCATGGCGGATCTCGCCGGACTGGTCGGGCGCAAGGCCGAGAAGGCGCAAGCCCGGGACAAGAAACTGGCCGACCTGCAGGCGCTGCTCGCCGGCGGCCAGGCTGATCGCAGCATGCGCGCCCGTTTGATCGGCCCGGGCTCGCCAGCGGATCTACGCCGTGATTTGCTCCAAGGCGATGCCCCAGGGCATGAATGGGTGCTGTCTGCAGGCGTGCTCCTGGTCGGCTCCCGCGAGGGCTTGAGCTTCGTGCGCGAACTGGTGGGCCTATGACCCTGATGCTCGATGGCCAAAAGATCCAGGGCAAGCGCATGAAGGTCACCGCGAACCTGCGCATCGAGGCCGACGATATGTCGGGCCAGACCAGCGGCACCGAGAAGGCTCACAAAGGCTTCAAGCCCAAGACCCTGACAGTGTCGCTTATGGTCCCCTACAAGGACGCGACGGACCTGCGTGCCCTGATGAGCCTGGCCGAGGCCACTGCCGGCGGCGGCCAGCTCAAGACCTATCGCGTCGTGAACGATACCGCTGCGGCCTTCGGGATCCGCCAGGTGCAGTTCGCCGAGGGCGTGAGCGCCCGGGAGGACGACACGCTGGCCCAGTGGGTCGTCCAGTTCACGCTGTCCGAGAAACTGTCGAACCCCGAGCGGGTAGAAGGCCGACGCAAGTCCAGCAGCACCACGGCGCAATCCAGCCCGGGCCAAGCTGTAGGCAGCGGCGCCGGCGGCAGGGGGAGCGATGGCAGCGACGGTGAGCAGGGCCTGACTGGCTTCGAAGCCGTGCTCAAAAGGGTGGACACGTACATCGGCGGTGGCTCATGAGCATGAAGCTCCACAAGGTGCTGAGTGTTGGCGGGGCTGTTCTGCCGCTGATCCAGGACGAGGTTCGTCTGCAGCTCAAACACCCTGGGCGGGCTTCGTTCACGGTCCAGGCCGGCAACCCGGTCAAGGGTCTGGTAACGCTGGACATTGGCTACAACGAACGCCAGCTGCAGCGCCACTTTATCGGCTACGTTGAGCGCAGCACCGTAGTAAACGGCCAGCAGCAGATCCTGTTCTGTCGCGAGCTGGCCACCGTGCTCGAGGCGCCGCTGCCGCTCAACCTGCGACACGTCAGCCTGCAGGCCGTGCTCGAGGAGGTCAGCCAGAAGACCGGGCTGCGCTTCCGTGTACCTGCCCAGACCTACGCCCAGGTGAAGGCACCGTACTTCTACAGCTTGGGTGGCGGCTACCAGGCCATGGACAACCTGGCCAAGGTGTTCAGCGTGCCGGACTTCATCTGGCAGCAGCAGGGCGACGGCGAGGTGTTCGTGGGCAGCTGGGCAGATAGCTTCTTTGGCGCCCGATCGCCACTGCAGCTGCCGATCGAGCTGTTCGACGGCTACCAGGGCAACCAGAGCGCCACGATCTCAGCCCTTCCCGGACTGCGACCAGGCGTATCGATCAACCAGGGCGAGCGGATCACGAATGTGACGCTGGCCGGCAACCAGATGGCCATCCGATGGACAACGCAATCAAGCGCAGCGTAGAGCGCCAATTCCCCGAACTCAGCGGCGGTTACCACCTGCCGCGCTTTGGCCGCGTCGTGGCGGTACCGGATGCGCCGACGACGTCTGGGTTGTGCGACGACTTCCGGCCGCGCTTCGCCGTCGACGTGGAGATCCTGCTGCCGGATGGCGAACCCGACCCAGACCTGCCGGTGCTGACCGGGCTGCCGCTGCCGGCGCCGATGGGCGGGCAAGAGGCCGGTATGTTCGGCTTTCCCGAAGAGGGCACTACTGTGGTGGTGGGCTTCGCCTACGGTCTGCCGCACAAGCCCTTCATCCAGCAGATCCTGGCCCACGGGCTGAGCCTGCCCCGGGTACCGAAGGGCGACCAGGTGTGGCAGCACAGCGAGGCCTGTCAGCAGCGCGTGGACGCGGACGGCAACTGGCTGCGCCAGACGGACGGGAAGATCCAGGACAAGGCGATCGAGCGCGAGGTGGAAGCGCTGGACAACCGCGAGCAGTACCAGAGCCACACCAGGACGGTGGATGATCATTCCACCGAGTCGGTGGGGGGTACCAAGACGCTCGAGGCGCTGGGCGCCCTCAAGCTGCTCTCAGGCGGGGCGGCGAGCCTGGCAGCGGTGGATGACCTGAATCAGGCCACTGGCCGCGATCTGAACCTGGTAGTCGGCCAGAAGCTCAACGCCACGATCGGCGGCGACGTCCAAGAGCGGATCGAGGGCCTGCGCCGGAGCGTGGCGGGGAAAGGCCAGCGCCTGCAGGCGCCGAAGACGTGGCTTGGGTCGGATGGGGTGAACGTGCTCCAGGTGGTGTGTGATCTGCTCGACCTGGTGCAAGCAATGAACCTTCAGCTGGCAGGGCACACGCATGGGCCCACGCCAGCGCCGAGCAACGCGACGGCATTCTCTCAGGCAGCAGCTTCGTCCCTTCTGCTAACGAACCGACTCAAGCCAATCACCCTATAGCCAATACTCAATAGTGGCGGCATGATGGCAAAAACTAAGAGGCCATCTTATGATCTGCACGGAATGCGTAATCCCGATACCGCTCAAAAAACTCATAGCTGGGCAAGGTGGCTTTGGCGACTGTCAATATTGTCAAAAGCCTGGGATGTGCCTTCAAGATGAAACTGTTCTTGAGTACATAAAAGAGCGAATTTTAGAGTCTTTCCGTACGCTCGAGGAACTCAGCCACATCGAGCAGCACATATTTTTTCATGGATCAGACAAGATAACTCCGAGCGAGTTCTGGGCGATAGTGCAAGATGACTACACCGTTGGCACGGACGCATTCGTAGAGCGCGCCATAAATTACCTCGAAGAAGATCTAGCGTTAGATGAGCACGGTGAGACCCAGATCTGGGCACTTGATGATGGAACATTAGCGCGAAATGTTTATGAGGAACGATGGCAAAAATTCGTCCTAGACACTCACCACGGCTATCGCTTTTTCAATTTTGCCGCGAAAGAATTTCTCGATTCATTGTTCGACTTTGCCTGCCACGACAAGAAATTGAGACCTGAACTGCTCACGACATTAAAGGACGATCAGCTATTGTTTAGGGCGCGAAAAGTCTCGGAACGTAGAAAATGCGATGAGTTTGACAAGTTTCCAGAAACTGCCTTAGGTCCAGCCCCGGCGGCAAAAGCTGGCGATCAGCGAATGACCCCGTCTGGTATCTCGGCAATGTATTGCGCGTTTGATCGGGAAACATGCCTGAGTGAAATTCGCGCAATCACAGGCGATCTTGTAGTCAGTGGTGCTTTCACGCCAGTAACTCAACTTAAGTTTCTTGATCTTCGCATGCTTCAAGAAATGTCGAAAATTTCAGCGCACCCGTTTGATAAAGGATACGTAGAGACCTGTCACGCTCATCGATTCTTATGTCTGCTCATCAACAAATTGTCGAAGCCTAAAAGCAGTTCCGACACCCTGGGATATATATCCACACAGGTGGTATTTGAATACCTGCGACTGAGATTTAAAGGCCAAGTATCTGGCCTGATCTTCCCTTCAGTGCAAACTGGCTTAGTTGGTACTAACGCTGTTTTGTTTCCTGAGAGCGCTGTAATTGCCCCCAAAGGGTACAAAATTGAGAATGAGGACCCGCTGGGACATCAATGTCATCAACTTTGGAAATTATCCATAAATATCATATAATTAGCGCTCAAATCAGTGCATGGGAGAAGCCCTTTTGACTACCTATACCGCATCGCTTGACACCGCCAGCCAAACCCTGGCTTGA